ATTTACCGCAGATTTAGTGACTGAAGTTAACACCGAAACAAAAAAGGCCTTAAGAACTTATATTAAACACGGTATAGAATCTGGTAAATCTATGCCAGCTATAGCTAAAGATATTAGGCCTTTAGTAGGTTTAACAACCAGGCAAACCAATGCTGTTATTAACTATGAAGCGTTCTTAAAAGACAAGACAAAATTTCCGAAGTTAACTGCAGATAAAATAAAGAAAAAAACTATCGCTTATTCTAATAAGCTACACCGACAACGTATGGTGAATATAGCCAGAACAGAAACTGCCCGTGCTCAAAATATCGGTTATGTCACCGGACTTGACAGCGTAGGCATAAAAGAGATGGAATTTAGAGTAGGTAGTGACGCTTGCCCTATTTGTCTTGGGTTAAATGGAACTAAATTCGAAATACTTGAGGCACGTACTGTTATTCCTGTTCATCCTCAGTGTAGATGTACATTGCTGCCCGTTATAGCAGGTAAAACAGTAGCAACTCAAAGACAAACACAAGAAGCCCTTCCAAATCATATTAGTGATTTAGTTAATAGAAGGGAGAATACCAAGTCACGAAACAACAAGTGGGTGTTGAAGGATAAACTTAGAAAACTTGGCTACGATACATCTGGAAATCCTCTTAGTGGAGTATCTCCCCCTGTAGTAACGCCGCCTACGATGACGCCGCCGGTATTACCGACTACTAAATTACCACAAGAAATCAAAGCCTTGATAGAACGATGGCACAATGCAAAGTCACGAAGTAATAAATGGCGTTTAGGCAACAAACTTAAAAATCTTGGATATAATGTTAAAACAGGTACATATAAACCGATTTAAAAGAACTGTTAAAAGATTAATAAGAAAGCAGAAAATCCGATGTCCGATGTAATAAACAAACTTGAGATAATCGAAAACAAGATTGATGAACTACTTTTCTGGAAAGTTAAACATACAGAATCGCACGAACTTATCGAGCGTGATGTAGCAGATAATCGTAAAATATTATTCGGAGATGCCGGAGAACAGGGTATAGTAGCTAAAATTACTCTACTGTGGAACGGCAGAGACAGAAACAAAGACATAAAAAACTTTTTATTAAGCATTTTAAGAAATGTTATTTCAGTAGGTATATTATCTATTATTGCTTGGCTGTTGATTTTATATAAAGGTTAAAAAATGCGTATAGAAGAAGTAACAAAAACAAAATTATCTAAAGCTAGCGACAAAGAACTATTAGTACTTAAACTTCGATTTACGCAACTTTGGGATAAAAACTTTAAAAACAATGATGATGTTGTTGTTGGTAGCTTGAATCGTAATAAATTTCTTAAAAATTACAAACTACTTCTGACTGAGATGAATTCTCGTAAGATTGAAAAGAGTACAAGTGCGATTGATAAAGCAGTTTTTAAGAAAGCAATGGTAAAAAACAAGTTTGGTATTGATGTGTCTGATCTCGAAGATATTGTTTTGATTGAAGATCATGTGTTCATTGATGCTGCTGATGTCAATTCTGAAAAACTTGATGCAATTACAAAAGCAGCGCAATCAGGATTTGTAGAAACCACCAAAGAAAAATGTAAAGAACCTGATGCAGCATACATACCATTGTATGATTTAGTGTTGAAAGCAAAACAAGAAACTGTTATTATAGAAGTCTCGAAACCTTATCCCAATGAACATTCAGCGAGGTTGCAAGATCCGACAAAATTTGAACCGAAATCTTTTAGACGAACAAAGGGAGGTGTTTTGTACGGTTCTAAAAAAATACCCAACACAATATCCATTATTTGGGGCAAATTAGAAAATAAAGCGAAACCAACAGATCCTCCCATTGCTCAAGCATTGAGATTCCCTATTAAAAATTGGACAGCAACTGAAGCTAAAAAATGGCTTGCAGATAATAACATAAAATATATTCTTTTCGAGCCTGCTAAAACGGTAGCTAAAAAACTTTTAACAACGGAGGCAGCTAAGAACGATGCTCCTGAAAAAGTTAAAGATACTGTTAGTAAGGCCGAAAAATTTATTTCAGTTTATCCGATCGATAAAGCTGACGCTAAAAGCAAAGACGAACACATAGTATGCGGAATTGTTTATGAACCTGATGTCGAAGATGCACAAGGTGACGCAGCAGATGAAACAGAAATTCGTAAAGCTGCACATTATTTTATGGAAAATAGTCAACAGTTTAAAATAATGCACAAGGGCAGTAGAGCTAGCGTTAAAGTTTTAGAAAGCTACCTCGCACCAGTGAACTTTACGATATCAGGTCAAAAAATTCGTAAAGGTACTTGGATTATAAAAGCTCGAATACTAGACAAAGAGACTTGGGAAGCTGTTAAAAACGGTTCCTTGAAGGGGTTCTCAATGGCAGGTTTTGCTGATATGCAAGAATAAGGAGCATCGAAACAATGCGAAAAATTAAAAACATTAAAGTAAATGAGGTATCTTTAGTAGACGCACCGGCGAATAAAAGAAATTTTTTATTCTTTAAAGCCCGTAGTGATGGTCAAGGTACTGGTGGTTCTATACAAGGCGATGGTGGTGCGAAATATTGTGTTTGTCCTGAATGTGGCTATAGTGAAAAGCACGAAAAGTTAGGCGAAAACAAATCAGCACCCTGTACTAAAATCAAATGTCCCGAATGTGGAACGCTTATGCAAGGTTCCGATACAAAAGTTTTGAAAAAGAAAAAAATTAATATTGTTATAGATAGTGACGGAACAATCAGTGGAACAAAGATAACTGTGAATAAAGATAAAATAGAAAAATTAAATAGTTTTAATTTTTCTTTCTGGTCAGAAAATTCAAGTATTTCACCAGTATCTTGTTCATACTCTAAATTTGTTGAAGCTGAAGATGGCTTTAGCCGTTCTGAAACATTCTATTTAACAAAAGGAGAATTTACTATGAAAAACGAATTAGAAAAACAGATTAAGGAATATTTTGATACTGAAGATAATTTGGATGTCGAAATAGCAAAAGCAGATACTATTGTTAAGTCTTTAGCAACTATTAACGAATACAGAAATGACTTTCCTGAAGAGCTTAAAGATGCCGTTGGTGTTATAGCTAAACAAGCCACATTAAATACTGAACAGGAAGTCTCTAAATCCAACAATACAAGCGATACTATAAAAGACACAAAACAAGATACGCCTGTATCTAATGAGGCCTTAACTAAAGTTAATGAAGCTGTAGCCGCAATTCAAGCTATACTCGGAAATATTACTAAGAATAACACGGCTGAACAAACCGACGATAATACTGCTGAAGATAAATTAGTTAAAGCGATTAACACACTGAATGAAAAGCTGGAAAAAGCTATCTCTGATAACAAAGATAACGAATCAACAGCTAAATTGGAGAAGTCCATAGATGAACTAACCAGTAAAATAAATAAAATCGAAAAAGTGGCCGGTGTTAAAAAGAGTGTAGAAGGTCAAGACGCAGACGACGGAGAAAACACTACTAATATAAACGACCCATTTCCAAGTTTAACTATAATATAAAATAAAAATAATCAAATATAAAAAATAAGGAGAATACAATGAAAACCAACAAAACATTGATTTCTAAAAAAGAGTTTCTCCAAAAGATGGTATCACTACCGTCAATAACTTTGGAGGCACAGGAAGCCGATAGATTTATTGATTACGTTGTTGATGAATCTATCTTAATGAAGAATGTAGCACGTATAGAACGAATGACCCGTGCAACTAAAAATATTCGTGCTTTAGGTGTCGGTACTAATAGATTCTTGAAGCCCGCAAATACGTTTAGCTCTTCGGATTATCTGAAGACACTCACTACACAGAAGATAGAGCTTGTAAGTAAAAAAGTGCGTGGCTGTGTGGCTATTTATGATGATGACCTTGAAGATGTTACCGGCATTGAAAGCGGTACTACATTCAAACAACACGTTATGCGAATGGTTGCCGCTAAAATCGCTAATGAGCTTGAGGAAGCGTTTTATATAGGTGATACTGCCGGTGCGAGTGGCTTTGGCAGCGATGATATTCGTAGTTTGTGGGATGGTTGGAGCTATAGAATCCGTAATGCTGATACAGCGGGCGACACTTATGAGAACGCAGTTTCAGGTTTAAGTACTATATTGCACGCAGATTCGGACTTTGATTTAGGTGGTGTTAATCAGCGAATCGCTACTCAAAACAGTTCAGCACCTTATAATTGGGAGTTTAAGTTTAGCAAAGCACTTAAGAATCTGCCTTCTAAATATAAAATGGGCGGCCTTAATAATCTTAGATTTTGCTGTAATGACCAAGTTGTACAGGATTATATTGACGCACTTGCAGCCAGGTCGACTGTTTTGGGTGACCAAGCCATACTTGGGTCAGAGAAAGGCTTAAAATTTGGTATGGTGCCTATTATTGGATGTCCCCTTATACCAACTACGTTGGATGATGATGGTGTTTTAGATGGTGGCTCACATACTGAATTACTGCTTACACCTAAGAATAATTTAATCGTAGGTATTCAAAGAGCTATTACAATTGAGGCACAACGAGAAGCTGCCGATGAAGCTACCTATTGGTATTACTCTATGCGTGCAGATGTTGCTATTGAAAACGTGAATGCTTGTGTCTTAGTGGTAGAATTGGATATAGCATAATAATTATGCATTATTTAGTAGACGAAAGGTTTTAATTATGGAAGTTTACACATTATTTAATTTTGGCTCAACCAGAATAGTTACGTATGAGGGTAAGGGTTTTACTTTTACTTCTAATACTTCTTGGGAGACGTCTAATGCAGATGAAGCGTTTTATATAGATTCGCACTATCCTATGATAGACATTACAGACATTAAAAATGTTGATACTAACGGACATAATATAGAAGACACATTTAAAGAATCTACTAAAGATATAGCTTTAAATGATTCGGAAAATATCGATGAAGATGTTAATGAATATTTAGAGTCTAATCCCATATTAACAATGTTGACCGTCGACGAGTTACGTCAAATGGCTTTAGATAATAACGTAAAACTTCCACAAGGATACATTAAAAAACAAGATTTAATAAAACTAATTGAAAATAAGGAGAAATAAAATGTCACAATATCGAGATTTAGAAGTAATAGATACTGACGTACAGCAAACTATGTCACGTGTTTTGCAGCACTGGTTTATGAGTAAAACGCATCGTTTTGAAAATGATTTTGACCAATGGATACCAGCGACTGCTACTTCGTCTGCAACGGGGCAGGGCTGGATACTTACTATTATTGATACTGACACTGATGGCGGTGCTTCACAAGCCATTGAAGATGGTGCTGGTGGAATTCTGGCTTTGACCGTTGATGATAATGCGTCAGACAGTGTCAATTTGCAGCTTAATGGTGAGACGTTCAAACTTGCTTCTGGCAAACCGCTTTACTTTGAAAGTAGATTTGCAGTTAATTGTGCAGCTATCGCAAATCCAACTGTGGTTGTGGGTTTGTGTATTAAAGATACAACTCTTGCTGGAGGCGTATCAGACGGAGTGTTCTTTATTAAAGACAACGGTGATGCTAATCTTGACTTTGTCTGTGAAAAAAATTCTACAGAGACAAAGGCTGATACTGGCACTGACTTAGTAGACGATACTTTTGTTACTGTGGCGTTCTATTTCGACGGGGCTGGTAACGTTACTTATTATGTAGATGGCTCCGAAGTAGAAACGCATAGCACCAATATTCCAGATGATGAAGAGTTAACAATTAGTTTTGCGCAACTTAACGGTGAAGCTAATGCAAACGTTCTTCGGATTGATTATGTTAAAGCTGTACAGGTTCGTTAATAATCTGTTTAACATAGAGGCTTTGGCAGTTGTGCCTCAAACAACTGTCTTTTAAATAAAACTTAAACAAAATTATAAAGGGCTTTATTATGGCATTGACAATAAGTAGAGCTAGTGATACTTCTGGAAAGAAATTGTTGCATCTAGCCAACTCGGTGACGGATGGAGCTATACACGATTTGATTCAAGGTGTAGAAGGTAAGAAAATTTCTATATGGAGACTTATGGCCTATTGTGCATCGGACGCAAAATCCTGTACACTGTTAAACGGTACTATAGATAAATTTCACACTATGTTAACTGGCGTGTTCAAAAGAGAGTTTAATTATACTAGTCACGATGGGATTCCCGTTTTTGTGTGTAATGAAGATGAAAATTTTTCAGTAGACCCTTCAGACGCTACAACGTGGGATTTTTATATTGTGTATTCTATTGATAATACAGTTAAAACTATAGTGGAATAGTAATGCTATTATGAGTGCAGAAGGTAAATATATAACTGAATATGACGTAAACAATTGGGATGTCCCTGCCGGTCTTGAAGAAGAGTTTACTACCACTGCTGTAAATACAACAACAGACCAACTAACACTAAGTCACGATGTAGATACAGGCACAGAAATAAGTTTTTCTACTACGTCTGAATTGCCTGCCGACTTGCAAGAAAACTGTGTGTATTATGCTATTAATGTAGACAGTACTCATATACAGATAGCAACGTCACCTATGAACGCTAATGCAGGTAACGCCGTTGACATAACAGATACAGGCTCCGGAACGCATACTATCAGAATTAATTGGAGTCAAACGTTCGCAACTACGGATGTAGATGTAGATAATGATAAGATAACAGTAACACACGATATAGACACGGCCTGCAAGTTGCGTTTCGGCTCAAGTGAAAGCACCCCTGGTTTACCCGCACCTCTTGAAGAAGGTGTTTCTTATTATGCTATTAATGTAGATGCTGCACACATTAAAGTAGCTACAACACCGGCTAATGCTATCGCAGGCACCGCTATAACTATTACCGATGTTGGGACAGGTACGCATAGCCTATATGTAGGTGAAGGACAAACAGAATACGACCGACAACAAATAATAAACAGAGTAGAATCCTTAATAGAAAATATTACTAAAGACTTTTTTACCTCTACATCGTTTACTATTTATAGCGACGGGAATGGCAGTGATTATTTAGACTTAGGATTGAATGCTGATGTATTAACTGTTACTGAAATTAAAGTCGCTGGGGTAGCTCTTGATTCTTCGTGGTGGACTTATAACACTGAAGCAGTATATCTTGACCCTGATGCAGTGTCTTCTGATATAGATGATGTAGCTGAATTACACTTTAGATTAAGATATAAAAGGTGCTTATTTCCTGAAGGTACTCAAAACATCAAAATTACAGGCACGTATGGACATAGTAGTGTTCCGGCCAGAGTTAAAGAAGCTGCTATTATTTTATGTAAAGCCGAAAACGATTCCACTTTATATAAGAAATTTGACACTAGACTTAAATCAGAAAAACTTGGTGATTATGCGTATACATTAGCGGATTCGTCTTCGTCTAAATCATTAACGGGCATACTTGAAGCCGATGAACTGCTTAAAGATTATATTAAAAATAAGCCTGGACTAGGTGCAGTATGATATCAAATTTATTTAACACTAAAGTCGATGTAATACGTATAGACAGTACTAAGGATTCTATGGGTGGTTATACTGAAGTTAAAACAGTATTACATAAAAATATGCGGTGTCGTATTAACTGGACTACAGGAATAGAAAAAATACAGTTTGACAAAGTAACATATTATAGAGATGCTAAAGTTTATTGCGGTGTTTATACTGATATACGACAATATGATTTAATTCGTTACAAATCCAAAGATTATGAAATTGTTAATATTTCTAATGTAGATGAAGCCAACGAGTATATGATTTTAGAAATTAAGTTGATAGACTAATGTATGATAAATTTGATGATAAACTTAACGATTTATGCAGACGCAGTTTAGTATTGTCCGCACAATTGAGTGACATTGAAAATAAAGCATTAAAACTAAACAAAAAAGTACGTAAACTTATAGAAGACATCGAAGATTTTAATAGTAAAGGCGCCGAAAACAATGCCGATAAAAAAAGATAACACCGACAAACTTATAAAAGAAGTAGGCAGTAGAGTAGAACAAAATCTACTTAAAGCCGCACTATTAGTAGAACGTGATGCTAAGATTTTATGTCCCGTTGATACTGGAACTTTACGTAGAAGTATTACTCATAAAATTATGCCTCTTAACTTTACAGCTATCGTTGGAAGTAATGTTACCTACGCACCTCACGTAGAACTAGGGACTTATAAAATGCCCGCACAACCTTTTTTAGTGCCCGCATTACACAAGAATATTGCAGAAATTAAAAAGATACTTAAAAAATGAGAAACTTATTTGAAGGCATATATTCTAAATTTGAAAATGACACTGCATTAGCTGCAGCCGTTACAGACTTATATAACACTGAAGCAAAACCTAATGCAGCATTTCCATATATTGTTTTTAGCCTTGTTAATAATACGACTAGTTTAGATTCATCGCAAAAATGGGAAAATTATATGATACGATTTAATATCTTCGATGACGATAATTCTTCTGGCACTGTTTGTGATATATATGAACTATTAAAAGGGGACACGGCAGCAGGTACTGGCTTTGATTATTTTGATTTGGTTATTGATAATTATGATACTGTTATTCTCAAGCGCACTAGTGCTAACTTAACTAAAATAGATCATATTTGGCAATATACCGTTTTATATGAATTACAGACAACATATACTGGAGTAGCATCTACAGCAAAATACTGTATACATTTATATAATCTTTTAGGAATATAACTTAAAATAATTTATAAGGAGCATTAAAATGGCAATATTACACGGGTCAGGCGGTAAAGTAGATTTTGGTGGTGAAATATCTTTTGTTACAGATTGGACTATAACGACTTCTGCGGATATAGAACGTTCTACAGATATGGGTGATTCATTTGAACTATATGAACCGCTTTTAGATGATGTCACTATAACAGTAGAAGGTTACGCAGCAACAGAGCGTGATACAATAGGTCAAATGTCTACAACAGCAGCAGAAATTAAGTGCTACATTGATGACACGCACTACTTTAATTGTGATGTGTTTTGTACTAGCATTACGGAAGTCGCAAATGTAAATTCGATAGGCAAAATAACATACAATTTTGAAATGAGTGACGTTGATGGTTTACAATACTCATAATTCTAACTAACTTAACATTAAATATCTTTTAAGGAGACGTTATAATGGCTGAAGAAGTATATCCAGGTAAAAATTCACAAGCTTTCTGGGACTCTGCTGCTTTGACAAATGTAGTCGAATGGAGTGTTACTATTAATTTAAGTACAACCGATTCATCTGTTATGGCTGCAAGCACAACTGGTAAAACTCGTGTCGCATCATTCAAAGGCGGTACGGCCTCTGTTACTTGTTATTTAGATGGCGATAACACAATAGACGAAGGTGCGGAAGCCATTCTGGAGCTTCTTAGAGGGGCTACTAATACTGCCAAAGGATACGCCGGTACAGCAATATGCACAGGTGTTGAAGATGGCGCACCCTTAGACGGCGTTGAAACCGTGGTCTATAACTTTACATTTAGCGGCGAGATTACTTGTACTGTTACAGAAGGCTCCTAATATTAATATTTAAATATTCAATAGTTGATAAGGAGTAAAAAATGTCGTATGAAGTGTATAATTATGTACGTAAAGTAAAAAAAATAAAGATAGACGGCAAGGAATATGTTTTTTCTGAAATTACTGTCGCTGATTTAGCGGAATTCAAACAATATGTACGTAACAAACATAAGAAGATAGCGTACGAAAAACACGCTGAAGTCCTTAAAACAGGCTTAGACTTAGGTGACATTGACCACTTAGAATTGTTAAAAACAGCAGACATAGTATCCGACAAAGAAATAGAAAATGAATCCAGTACCTTAGAGGGTTTAGGATACTTAGCATACTTAAGTCTTAAACATCATCACATACAAATCACATTAGACGAAGTAGTAAGATTGATAACACCTGGAATTGTTGATGATATTGTTAATATAATGTTTCCTAGTTTAGAAGAAGACGATACAGATAAAAATAAAAAAAAACCAAACCAAAAGCAAACAAGAAAAAGAAAATCTCCGACACAACAGCAATAGCGCTTGTTTGCAGGTTTTATGGATTTAATTTTAAAGATACTATGTACCTAACATTAAGACAGTTTGTTGTGCTGCTAGAACAAATAAGTACTATATTAGAGCTAGAATCAGGTGATAACAGCACTAAACCTAAACAAAACGCCATAGAAATGACCCACGAAAGAGCTTTAAAATTTATGAAAGGTAAATAAATAATTAAATGAGTGATGCTAAAACTAACAGTTATATGGAAGCCTTTGTAGATATACGTGCTAATTTAGCACCTTTAAAACGCGGTCTAGCTAAAGCTAAAGTTGCGGTATCTAAAGCATTAGCATCTATGCAGAAAGCGTTTACCAAATTTAATAAAGCACTTAAAAGAACGGCTGTATTACTTGCCGGAATTGGTGTCGCTGGCATAGTTGCATTCGCTAAGTTTGAAAAGTCTATGTCTAATGTTGCTACTATGCTGAGTGAGCAGACAATGAATATATTGCCTAAATTTAAACAAGGCATTTTAGATATGGCTAAAAAATTCGGAGAAGGCACTAAAGCACTATCTGGAGGGCTATACAACATTTTAAGTGCGTCTATTCCCGCAAGTAAGGCTTTAGATGTATTAGGGGTCAGTGTTAAGGCTGCTAAAGCCGGTTTAACAGATACTTCAACAGCGACTTATGCGATTACGGGTGTGTTAAATGCATATGGAATGCAAGCAGATGAAGCAAACAGAATTTCTGATATATTATTTAGTACTGTGAAAGCGGGCCAAACTACATTTGATAAATTATCATCTACCGTCGGTAGAGCGACCGCCATAGCAGCCCCAGCAGGAATAAGTTTTGAAGAGGTTGGTGCCGCCTTATCGACAATTACAAGAAGGGGCCTTTCTACAGAAGAAGCCGTTACTGGCTTAAGAGCAGCTATTATATCATTGCAAGGGACAAGTGATGGTGCAATTAAAACCGCAAAAGATTATGGCATAACATTATCCGCCGAGGCATTAGCAAAAAATAAACTAGCCGGAACACTCAAAAAACTTGTCAAGCTGTCAGACGATCAACTAAAAACAATAATACCTGAAGTAAAAGCACGTGCAGCATTAAATGCACTATTAAAAGATTTGCCAGGTTTTCTTAAAGATTATGAAAAAGCAATTGAGAGCAGCGGCGCAACTCAAAAAGCATTTTTGATAAATACCGCTAATTTAGCTTTTAAATTTAATGAATTAAAAGCAAGCTTAGAAGTTGCCGGAATTACTATAGGCGAAATATTAAAACCAGCCACAGAATCCGCTATAGAATTAA